GGGCCGTAGGATCTGGGCCGTCAAGGGATCCAGCCAAGTGGGCAGACCCATAGCAGGGAGGCCAAGCAAAGTGGACAAGGGCAGGGTCAGTCTGATCCCAGTTGGCACAGACACAGCCAAGGAGTTGTTGATGGCCAGACTCAAGATTGATGACATTGGCCCAGCATTCTGTCACTTTCCCAAGGCCTATGATGAGGAATACTTCAGGCAATTGACCTCAGAAAAAGCAGTCCAGACCTATCACAAGGGAGTCCCAAAGATAGTCTGGAGGAAGATCAGAGCAAGGAATGAAGCCCTAGACTGTAGAGTCTATGCAATGGCGGCTCTCAAGTTTCTCAATCCACAGATGGCAATGATTGAGAGAAAGGTGGCCAGTGGCCCTGATCAGGATCAGCCACAAAGGAATCCAAGGGCAAGAAGAAGTGGAAGAGGGAGAGGATGGTAGATTCTTCTCTCTCATCTCCTTATTGTAGGAGGGGAGGAAGCCATGACCGCAGACAATCAAAAGATCCCGATCAGGGAGCGTAAGTCCTACAATGTGCCAACAGTTTGGCCAGCAGGGGACACCATCACTTGGGATGTATCAGTCCCAAACTATGCCGCCAATGACCCAGATGGGGCTTGGACTCTCAAGTATGAAGTCCTTGGGTCAGGCTCTGATCTAGGGACAATCACAGCATCAGCCGATGGGGCAGACTTCACAGTATCCTTGTCTGCCACAGTCACAGCGGCCTTTGCGGCGGGGGACTACTACTACAATGCCTATGTCCACAGGGGGGCTGAGAGATTTAGGGTGGACTCAGGCACAATCACAGTAGAGGCAAACTTTGCCACAGCGGGATCCTTTGACGGCAGGAGCCATGCAAAGATTGTCTATGACAGCATCATCAGTGTCATTGAGGGACGGGCCTCAAAGGATCAAGAGTCCTACACCATTGCTGGAAGATCATTGAGCAGGACACCCATTGCAGATCTCATATTGTTGAGGGATCGCTACAAAGCAGAGGTCATCAGGGAAGAAAGGGCAGACAGGATCAAGCGTGGCTTGGGCCATGAGGGACGCATCTTGACCCGATTCACACCACCATCTTGAGGCAGAATACATGGGCATATTTGACAGATTCAAGAGCAAGAAGAAGGGCAAGAGATCATGGCCTGAATTCTATGCTGGCACAAAGATCCCAAAGGGTGGCTCAGGCAGTGGCTTCCTTGGGGCAGTCCAAGACAGGCTCACTGATGACTTCAGGGGATCTGAATTGTCTGCTGATGCCAGTCTCTTCAATTCACTGGACAAGCTGCGGGCCAGATCCCGCCAATTGTGGATGTCCAATCCTTATGCCTCCCGATTCATCCAGATGGTGGTGGGCAATGTCCTTGGCCAAGATGGCATCAGGATGGAGGCCCAGATCCTGAGGGAAGATGGGACATTTGATGACAAGGACAGTCTAGACCTAGAGGCTATCTTTGGCCGATGGGCCAGACCTGAGCACTGCTCCATGAGTGGCCAATTGTCCTTTTTAGACATCCAGAAATTGTGCCTCTCGACTATGGCAAGGGATGGGGAAGTCTTGGTCAGGATCCACAATCCTGCTGATTCTGAGTTTGGCTTCTCACTGCAAGTCATTGAATGTGACAGGCTGATGACCCGTGCCAATAGGGACATGGGAGAGGGCAAGAGACTCAATATGAGCATTGAGCAGGACAAGTATGGCAAGCCCTTGGCCTACTTCATTGCTGATGTTCTGCCTAATGATGAATTCACTGGGATCAATAACCCAGCCACAGTCAAGACTGAGAGAGTCCCTGCTGAGGAGATTGTCCACCTCTATCTCCATGAGCGGCCAGAGCAATCACGGGGGATCCCTTGGATGGCTCAATCAATGCGTGGCCTCCACATGACTGAACAGTATCGAGAGGCGGAGTTGGTGGCCAGCAGATTGGCGGCCAGCAAGATGGCCTTCTATTCCTCCCCTGATGGGGCGGGATACACAGGGGATGACATCACTCAAGATGGCAATCTTGTCTTTGAGGCAGAAGCTGGCTTGATGGAGCAATTGCCACAAGGAGTCACAGTGGACACTGTGGATTGGCGGCATCCCAACACCAATGTAGGAGACTTTGTGAAGAGTTGCCTGAGGGGTGTCTCTTCTGGATTGAATATCTCCTACAACGCACTCTCCAATGATCTTGAAGGTGTAAACTTCTCCAGCATTCGTGCAGGAGTCCAAGAAGAAAGGGAAGTCTGGAAAGGACTCCAGTCCTTCATGACAGCCCACCTCATCCAGCCGATCTTTGACAAGTGGCTTGCACGGGTGATCCTTGAGGGAGCAGTCCCCTTCCCACCACGCAAGATCGACAAATTCAAGAGCGTGGTCTGGAGACCAAGGGGATTCTCCTATGTGGATCCAGTCAAGGACAATCAGGCCTTCTCCAAGGCTGTCCAGTTGGGAGTCATGAGCAGGACAGAGGTAGCGGCCCAGCAGGGCAAAGACTTCAAGGAGGTCTTGGCAACATTGGCCCAAGAGGAGAAGATGGCCTATGAGGCTGGAGTCAATATCAGCCCAAGGCAGACCATGCCGATCTTCCCAGCAATGGTGGATCCAGAGCAAGCCTCAGGCCCAGATGCAGAAACTGAGGAACACCTTGACCTTGAAGATGTAGATGAGTGACAAGGCCAGACAGATCAGGAAGAGGCTGTCAGTAGGATTGGCCCAGAGGTATCTTGAAGCCAAGGCCTCACCTCATTATTGTGAAGGGACAGAGGGACACCCCTCAGGAGACACCACCATGCCAGAAGAAAAGAGACACATTGAGTCAGTTGAAGAGACTGATGATTCTGTGATTGTCACCTATGCAAAGGCAGAGAAGTCCTCAGAGCCTGAGCCTCCTATTGAGGAGGAATCAGCAGAGCCAATGAAGGACGGGGGTGACATTGAAGAAGAGGAGGAGGACTATCAAGGACGGGGCAGTGATCCGTGCAGACTGGACAGTGAGACCAAGCAGGAGTGTATTGATCGAAAGATCCCCACAATCAAGACTGAGAATCCAAACATGAGTGATGAGCAGGTCTATGCCATAGCCTCTGAGATGTGTTCTACTGCTTGCTCTGAGTCTGACTCAACTGGATCAGGGGGTGGGGGTGGCACAGACAGTGGGGACAGTTCCACCAAGGAGCCAATGCCTCCCTCTACAGCCCCAAGATCAGTGGCCCCCACTGAGATAGTCCACAGGGGCATGATCTCAGGCAACGCTGGATCATGGGAGGGAGCCACTCTCTCAAGGACATTCTCTGTCACCCGTGAAGCAGTGGATGCTGAGAATAGGACTGTCCATGTGGCATTCTCTTCAGAGACTCCAGTGGACAGAGCGTGGGGGACAGAAGTCCTTGACCACAGCAAAGAATCAATCAGGACTGAGCGGCTCAGAGATCATGGGCCTCTCCTCCTAGAGCATGACCCTGAGAAACATATTGGGGTCATCCAAAGTGTATCCATTGGGGATGACCGTGTGGCACGGGCATCTGTGCGGTTTGGCAATTCCGCATTGGCCAATGAGACATTCCAAGATGTAAAGGACGGCATTAAGCGTCATATCTCAGTGGGATATGTCATCAATGAAGTCCAAAAAGAATCCAAAGAAGATCGGGACATCTACAGGGCAACCAATTGGGAGCCACTAGAGATCTCTTGGGTCTCTGTCCCTGCTGATCATCATGTGGGGATAGGCCGATCAAATTCAAACAATTCCGAAACCGACAAAACGCCAAAGGAGGCAATAGTCATGTCCGAAAAAGACACCAATGATATTGTCCAAGATGCCCGTGCCACTGAGATGGCCCGAATCAAGGACATTGAGCAACTGGGTCAATCTCACAAAGAGACTGAAATGGCCCGTGAACACATCCAAAAGGGATCCAGCGTGGATGAATTCCGTGCAGATCTACTCCACAAAATTGCAAGCAAGCCTCAGGAAACTGCTGAGATTGGCTTGAGCAAAACTGAAAAGCGTGACTTCTCATTCTTGAAGGCACTCCGGGCATTGGGCAATCCGACTGACCGCAAGGCTCAAGAAGATGCCGCTTTTGAATTTGAGGCCTCCCATGCGGCGGCTCAAAAGCAAGGCCGGGAATCCCGTGGGATCACCATCCCTCAGGATGTCCTTGGATCTGGCAAGCGTGACTTGGCTGGAGCCACTTCTCTTGTGGGCACTGACCACATTGGCAGTGACTTCATTGATGCCTTGGCATCCCACTCTGTGGCTTTCCCACTTTGCACCAAATTGACAGGCCTTGTGGGTGATGTTTCAATCCCACGGGGAACCAATACTCTGGCGGCGGCTTATGTGGCAGAGTCCACTGAGGTTGCTACTCAAACTCCCACTTTTGACAGTGTGACTCTTCAGCCTTCCACTTTGGGATGCTACACCAAGATTTCACGCAAGATGCTACTGCAAGCAGATCCCTCTGTGGAGCAGTTGGTGCGGAATGACCTAGCCCAAGCAGTTGCCCTCAAGATTGATCAGACCATCATGAATGGATCTGGCACGGGTGCAGAGCCTACGGGTCTGGGCCAATTGTCTAGCATGACTGATCAACTTGTGGTCAATGGAACCAATGGGGCCACTGAGACATGGGCCAAGGTTGTTGAGTATGAGTCCAATGTAGCGGCTCAGAATGCGGCATCTTCTAACATGGCATACATTCTCCACCCATCTTTGGCTGGAGCATGGAAGTCCACACCATCTGACACAGGATCAGGCTGGATGAATATCCAAGGCGGCGGCCCAGTAGGGACTGGCACTGCCAACGGGTTCCCAGTCTATGTCTCAAGTCAGTTGCCAAACAACTTGACCAAGGGATCCAACTCTGACTGTTTCCTGACCCTCTTCGGGGACTGGAGCAGTGCCATTGTTGGGATGTGGTCTGGCCTTGATCTCATGGCCGATCCATACAGTATGGGGACTCAAGGTGGTCTCCAAGTGACTGTATTCCAAGATCTGGATGTGCAGTTCAGGCACAAGGAGTCCTTTGCTCTGTCAAAGGATTCAAGGACTTCCTAGTCTGATTGAATGACGGGGGGAGGGGTTCTGCCCCTCCTCCCTTACCCCCCCAACCATAAAAAACAGGAGAGATCCCATGTCAATTGCAGATGTAAAAGTGAAAGTCCTCAAGCCTTGGAATGATGAAGAAGGCAAGAGGGAGGGTGACATTGTTGAGGTTGCCTACAACCGTGCCCCCATGCTGATAGAGCAGGGATACGCTGAGGCTGTCAAGCCAGCCAAAAAGAAAGCAAGCAAGAAAGCATCCAAGTGATGCCCCAGATCAGTGGCCCAATTCTATGAATCAGAGGCGGCTGACCTTATCAGCACAGATGACTTTGCAGTCACTGTGACCTCCTCAGCCACAGATCCCGCTCTGAGTTTTAGCGGCATCTTTGAGTTTGTATATGGAGAGCAGTTTGGCTTTGGGGACAAGGAGATCCCCAGCCTGACCTGTGCCACCTCTGCTGTGGCAACACTCTCTCAGGATGATGAGGTGACAGTGCCAGCATCTGCCATCACCACATCCTCCTCTGCCAAGGACTTCAAGATCCTTGTCAAGAAGCCTGACAATACGGGCATCACAGTCCTTCTCTTGGAGTCTGCCTGATGGCTGTCCACCCCAGAAAGACAATCCGCAATAAGATCATCACACTGCTCAAGGCGGGTGTGACCTCTGCATCAAATAGGGTTTATGACTTCAGGACACAGCCAGCCCAGACTGCTCCCTTCATCAATGTCACCACTCCATCAGATGAGCCAGATCTTGAGGACTTTGTAGGCCTCTCGACTCCAAACTATATGAGGATCCTGACCGTGGAGATCCATTGTGTGGAGACAGAGCGGCCATCATCTGGCACTCTTTCTGGAGATGCTGATGACTTTGCCAGAGAGGTGGAGGAAGCTCTGGCAGACAATATCACTTTGGACGGGCTGGCCTTGAGTTGTCTGCTGTCCACTACTACATTGGAGGCGGGTGACGAAGTAGACCCTCCAGCCTTCAGCGTTATCCTGACCTATGAGGTCAAATACTCAGACACTCTGGGGAATTAGAAATCATGTCAAGCACAAGAGAATTCACGAATACCACCAAGCACACAGTGGAGGTGGCCAGATACGGCCTCATCCCAGCGGGTGGCACAATCGTCATCCCAGATGATGACACTTCTGCCTTGGCCAGTGTTGAAGGCTGTGGCTTCTTCAAGGAGGGTGGATCCTCCAAAGCAACCAAAAAGACACCCAAAAAGGGGGACAAGTAAATGGTCATCTATACAGGCATTGGCTCGGCAATTGGCTTCACAGAAGAGGCCACTTTCAATGAGGCGGCAGGGACTTCTGCACTCATTGAGACTCCAGACTTCAAGGGCGGCATGGAGAGCCTTGACGCATCCAAGGAGATCCTCTATCCAGAGTATCTTGCATCAAGTGGCAGGAGAGGGGCAGACATCTCTGTCCTCTCTGAGTCAGTCTCAGGTGGGGTCACTTTAGATCCACGCTGGGATGGCAAGTCTTGGTGGATGATCTTGAGCCACCTTTGTGGCCAGTATTCCTCAAAGTCTGCTGATGGGTCACAGTTCAAGCATACTATGAATTTTGGGTCACAGTCTCCTGATGAGTCTGCCAAGCCCAACACTGTGGGGATCCAAGCAACCGTGGACAGGGGAGCCACCACTGGAGCAACTTGCTACAGGGGACTCAAGCCAATCTCTTCTGAGTTCACTTGGGCCTTTGATCAGACACTCTCAATGGCCAATGACTTCATGGGATGTGAGGCTAGTGCAGTTGGCCCTGTGACATTCACAGCGGCGGCAAGCACCAATCCTCTGATGGTCTCCCCTTATACAAGTGCCACCCAATTCTTGCAGTTTGGAGGCACAGGATATAACTGTGCATCTTCATCCATCAAGTTTGAGCGGCCAAGGATCGCAGTCAATGACATCTCCACAGCTGTGGCCAAGTCATTGACCCCTGATGGCTTCTTCAAATGCTCAGGATCCTTTGAGATCTTTGCACTTGATGATGCAAGTGTCTCAGCCTTTGATGTTCTCATGCAGGACTACAGGGCACAGACCCGTAGAGAAATCATCCTCACAGTGGCTGGGGCCAACAGCAATGACTTTGTGATCACAGTGCCCAGTGCCACGATCACCACCGCTCCCACCAATCATGTGGATGGAGCAGGTGCGCAAAAGGTCACCATTGAATGGGAGGCCTGTGTGGAAGCCAGTGCCTATCTTGCTGGTATTGTTCTGACCAATGACAATGATTTGGCGAAAGGATTTAGGGCTTGATGTTGTATATCTAAAAACTCCAAAGGGAAGTAGAGGAAGGAAGGGCTGTGGGCTAGAGACCCACGGCCCTTGTCTCTATATTGGGGGCAGGGGGAACAATGGGGGACATCGCTGAAATTCTTACAGGCTGGGGGCCACTTGGTTGCTGGGTCTTGATCAGTATTTGGAGAGAGACCAGACTGATGGCAAGGATGGATCAGCAGAGAGA